TTAATTCTTCCGCAGAACGAGCGGCGTATCGGCCTTGAGACGTCCATAAATCGCCAGAACCGTCCCGAATAGCCCGGCGAGCGCCTGCGCGGCGGTAATCGCCTGGTCGCCGAACGTCGTGATGATGTCCGCCGGCAGCACGACACCGACGGCCGGGCCGATGACCGGAATGACGGTCGCCGCCGCAGTGATCAGCGTACCCCACATCGTCTTTGAACTCAGCCACCATTTGCTATCGTCGCTTGAAATTTGCGTTCCAGACTTTTCACTCATCTTGCTTTCTCCTTTTGCAATTTGCTGGGGCTCGAGCAGCCCCCGGTTGGTGGCGTCGGCGGCAGCCCATGTGCGCGCCAGCGCCAGCGTTGCGTCGACCCGCTTCAGCCAGCCGCGCCCGAAGCGCCAGAAATGCGGAAGCGCCCGATAGCGCGCACGTCGCGTCTCGGCATAATCGTCGAGCAGATCCGCGAGGCTTTTCGCGCCGATCGCAGAGAGCGTCTCCGGACCGATCTCGCCGTCGGCCGTGACGCCCCCGACGCCTTGCAGCATCCGGATCGCGGCGCCGACGCCGTGGTTCACGGCGGCATCGAAATGCATCAGTGCCAGCGGCGCGGTGAAAACCGGACACGAAGCCGGATCGAAGTAGCGCTGCCGGTAGATTGCGGTGACCGTCGCGTCCGGAATGCGCTTCAGCTCGGCGATCAGGCGCGCCCGCGACGCGTCATCGACGGTCTCGTTCTTGAATCTCGCATAAACCTCTAGCGTGACACCACGGTTGGTCGGCCCGCCGGGATCATAAGGATCGTTCGAGTAGCCGCCTTCCATATCGAGCACATGCGCGAGTGCTTTCAGGAATATCGCGTCGTCGTGCTGGCTCTCCGGCTCGATGTTTTCCTTCGGCCAGCGAAGCCCGAGAAGCCTCGCCCTATCGAAGCTGGCGACCGTCACCGCGTCACCCTGATTGCCGCCGAGCAGATAGAGCTTGCCGTTCGTATCGCTGAGCACGAAGCCGACATGCCCCGCGTTCGGATCGTCGCCGCACGACAGCACTGCGACCGCACCGAAGCGCGGGCTATCGAGCCGGTCGCCCCAATCGAGATACGATCGCGCAAGCAACGATCCCGTTCCCGTGTAACCGGAACGCTTCAACATCGCGCCGAGGAACGCCGCGCACCACGGCGTCGCTTCCGTTTCGACGCTCGTGTCGCCGGCATCTCGGAAGTAGCGCAGGATTTCGGGCGCATCGTCCTTCCCCGGAATTTCGCGCACGCCGAATTCGGCCCACGCAGCTTCAAGCCACGGCGGTTGATCCATGTCTGCCTCTGAGATTTTGTTGTGCCCACGTCTTCCCTCCCTCGACGGGAGGTGCAGGAGGTGAGGTGAAGGGGTAGACCGCGAGCAGGTCTTTCATCAGCCCTCTCGACGGGGCGAGACGGCAGCAGGAATTCTCCCACTTCTCCCCTCCCCTCGACGGGGAGAAGGACGGATAGAACCGCAATAACATCGCCTCACTGCTCCCCTCCCCTCGACGGTGAGGGGTCGGGGGTGGGGTGAAGGGCCAGGCGGAGAATCCGATGTGTGAAAGCGCGTTCTTCCTCACCCCCGAAAGTCGCGGGCTCGTCGCTGCATCACGCTTAACCGAGGACCCCCACCCCTAACCCCTCCCCGCAACGGGGTGGGGAATTGAGCGCGCCGATCGCGTGCGCTCTCGTCCTGGCAAGGCGGAAAAGAACAGAGCGGTGAATGTTCCCCCCACTTTTCTCCCCTATGGAGAGGGTTGGGGCGAGCACGAGTAGGTCCTGCGCAGGACTTCTCGAGCCTGCGAGAATGGCAACGACATTGCTTCACTTCTCCCCTCCCCTCGACGGGAGAAGGACGGATAGAGCCGCAATAACATCGCCTCACTGCTCCCCTCCCCCCGACGGGGAGGGGTCGGGGGTGGGGTGAAGGGCCAGGCGGATCGCCGCGATCAATCGAAACGGCGTCAGACGACGGCGGCGCGCGCAGCCCCACGGCCGAACAGCATGTTGGTCTGGTAGACCTTCACTGAAACGGCCGCTTGCATGCTGCCGAAATCGGCGATCTGATCGGCGCTTGCGTAGACGGCGTTGGGCCCCGACACGGAAATCGTGCGCTTGATCATCTCGCCGTCGAGAATGTCGACCTCGTACGTTTCACTGTCTTCCCCAAGCGGCACCTCCGGCAGTTCCCAGTTATCGCCACCGATCCGCGTACGTCTCATCCACGACATGTTGAGATCGCCGGACGCACGCACGCCCTTGATATGCGCAGGCGACAGCGGCCGCCGTCCGAGACCTTGATACGCGAACGATGACGTCACGTAAGAGCCATCGCCGATGTCGCGATTGCCCGGACCGTAGCGCCAATTGAGCGGCAATTTGAACTCGCTGTCCTGAAGCGGAACGCGGCTCACGGCGCCATCGAGCAGAACGAACGGCGCGCCCTCGGCGAGGACATCGCTCATGGCGCCCTCGGTTCCAAATTGACCGCGCAGAAGCCCGCTCAGCTCATAGGTCTGCGCATCGACGAGCGTTGCGTTCAAAAACTGAATGATCTCCCAATCGCCTGCATCGTTGCGAACGGCCGCGAGGTTGGCGCCCCCGAGCACCGTCAAAAGATCGGCCGATGCGAGCGTGCCGTACGTCAGTCTGACACGCACGCGCGCCTGGTTGTCGATCAACCCTTCCAGACCAGCGGGAAGCGGATCGAGCGTCACACCGACCGTTGCAGGCGCGCTCGCGACGGCGCGCAGCTGATACGCGGTCGTCTGCGGCGAAACATAGAGCGCGACGCTGCCGGGCCACGGCTTCTGCATCGCCGCGACGTAACCCGATTGTGCATCGGCCAACATCGTCCACGACGGCAAGTTCATCAGCATGACGGCTGGCGTTCCCACTTGCACCGGCACCGGTTGCGCCGCCGCTCGCGACGAGGCATCGATCCGGTCATAGACGTCGGGATCGATGCCGAGCGCCGCAATCTCGCGCACGCCGCGCTCCGTGACATCGGTCAGACGCAGCAACCGGTTGCGTCCCGCGATATCGACGGACACGACATCGCCCGGCTCCAACGCCAGCGCCGACGGCGGCAAGCTGAACGACGCACGCTCGCGCGCCGCCCACGTCTCATAAAGCCAGCTCTCAACGAGCGATCCCGCAAGCCCGTCGTCGAGAACGATCGGCAGATCGGCTTCGGCGACGCGCCCGCTGGCGCCCGTCAGGCGGCGCGCCTCGGCGACGGCCTGCGGATAAACGTCGGCGCTCGAGATGTATCGCACTTTCGCGGACGCCGGCAGATCGGTCTCCTGCGCGCGCGTGACTTCATAAAGCGGATCGCCCGCGCGCTCTTCGACAAGGCCGTCGGCCGAGAACGTCATCTGTGGCTCGGCGCGCCCGCGATGGCGAAAGACAATTCTGCCGCCGCTTTCAATGCTGTCGAAGAAATACGCAAGGCTGAGCGGCTGCAACGCGTCGCGGACCGACATCGTGTCGTCGAGCACGTAGCCGGGCACGGTTCCGGTCAGTCCCGACGCATCGAAGTCCGCGAAGTCGTTGTCCGTCAGAATTTGCGCGACGAGGTCGCCGAGCGAAGCGCTTCCCAACCGGCCGTTGAGCCAATGGCCGAGCGCCCAGTTGCCGCCGTCGCCCCAATATGTCGTCGCATAGGGAAATGCCGGATACGGCCGCGCATCCCAGCAATAGACATGCATGCGGCTGAGATCGACCATGCGCGCGCCGGTAACTTCCGAAACAGGATTGAGACCCGCGATGTAACCGGCTTTCGTCCAATCGAAGGCGTCGCGCAACGCTTCGAGACAACGCGTCTGCATGAAGTCGTCGCGAATGCCGCGCGAATAATAGGGCAGCATCGATTCAGAACTTTTTGGATCGACGAAAACATTCGGCTGGTTGGCGCCTTTGTCGACGGCGGGGCAGCCAACCTCCATGAACCAGAACGGTTTCGACTGCGGCACCCACACCGTCGCGGTCGCGCTTTCGACGCCGCCCGGACGGTTATAATGCGCGTTGCTCCACCATGAGCGAATGTCCTTGTAGCGGAACACCCACGGCTTGCCCGCGCCATCGGTGATCGGCGTGCGCACCTGCGCGTCCCGATCGGCCGCCGACGCATAATACCAGTCGTAGCCCTCGCCGCCCGCCACGTTCGATCGCAGGTACGACGCATCATAGATCGACGCCGCACCCGCGATGGCATCGAGATGGTCGCGTCCGTCACGCCAATCAGCCAGCGGCCAATAGACGTCGACGCCGATCGCATCGATGTTCTCGGACGCCCACAGCGGGTCGAGATGGAAATAAACGTCGCCCGATCCATCGCCCGCCTGATGCCCGAAGTATTCCGACCAGTCGGCGGCATAGAGAACCTTAGTCGTTGCGCCGAGAATGGCTTTGACGTCGGCTGCGAGTGCGATCAGGGCGCTGACGAACGGATAAGCATCCGCGCTCGAACGCACGTGCGTCAGCCCGCGTAGTTCCGTTCCGATGACGAACGCGTCGACGCCGCCTGCGGCTTTGGCGAGATAGGCCTGGTGCAAAACCATGCGCCGATACGACCACTCGTTCGGACCGGAATAATGGACAGTGCTCCCCGCTAAGGAGAAATCCGCCCGCGCTGCCGTTCCAACGAACGACGCGATCTGGCTCGCGGCCGTTGCCGTCTTATCGGGCGTGCCTGACACGCCGGGCGCCGGGTGGCACGTGATACGGCCGCGCCAGGGATAGACGGGCTGGCTGCCGCCGCCATAGGGACTGGCGAGAGCGTTACCGTCCGCGACGTCCATGAGAATGAAGGGAGTCAGCGTCACGCTGAGTCCGCGCGTCTTGAGATCACCGATAGCAGCGATCACACTCTGGTCGGAAGGCGTGCCGCCATAAGCCGCGTTGCCGTCGCGCGTGCTGATGAGATGCGCGTTGCTTCTGTTGCGTCCAGCGACGAACCAGGTGAGCGGCGCGGTTTTTTTGTGCCGCGTCTCGACACCGGGCTCGATCGTGCAGTTTCCGGCACGCAAATCGGTTCCAAACCAGCTGACGATCAGCGACACCGAGCGAGCGTTAGGAAGCGAGGCTTCGAGCTGATCGACGGCAACCTGCCAGTCCGTCGCGCCGATCAACTGATGCACGTTTTCCGATTGCGAGACGCCATCGTCGAACGTCTGATGCACCGGCTCCGTGGCGTAGACGAATTCGCCCGAACCCGGAATCATCACGACGCCGCGAATATTCTTTTCCGCACTCGAAATGCCACGAAAGACTTCGAACGAGAGTTGCGGCACGCGATTGCCGAACTCCGCGAGCGGCAGACGTTCGAAGACGATGTAGGCGACGCCGCGATAGGCCGGAGCATTCTCCACGCCCTCGCGCCCGGCGATGAGACTGTCCGGCTCCTGCATCTCGCTGCCGGTGTAGAGACGGAACGATGTGCGCGCGAGATCAAGCTCCTGCTCGTCGGCCCAGATACGGCCAACGCGAGTCACGACACCTTCGCCGAGCGCCACCGCGAAATTCGCGTAATAGCGATATTGCGTCAGCGTCGTGCCACCGCCCGAACCGCCTTTGCCGCTCCCCGCCGACTCCGTCGTCTTGACGATCTCTTCTTCGAGATCGGTCGCCCAAATGATCTGCCCGCCGACGCGCGCGCGTCCGTAAATACGCGGCAGCGGTGATCCCTCCGTCGACGCGGTGACGCGAAGATCGCTGAGCCGCGGCCCTTCGACGGCGCGGCTTTGTCCCGAGGCACCGAACAGCGCGGCGTCGACATAAGCGCCCGCGAAAGCGCCGACCTGCGATCCGATCGTGGCTCCCGACAGCGCCACGCCGAGAAAGCCGACGCCAGCGGGAAGCACGCTGCTGCCGACCGCGGCTCCGACAGCCGCCAAAGCAAGCGTCGCCATGGTTCAGAACCCTTCGTTCAAATTTGGAAACCGGAATGCGCCCGCGACCCGGCGGCGCCACCAGGGCGAGAAAGACACTTCACAAACCGGCGAACCTTCCATCGCGTGGATCATCGTCGACGCGCTGGCGACAATGGCCGCATGCTTCGCAACGACGCCCGGACGCAATCGAAACACGACGGCGTCGCCGGCCGCGATATCCGGCGCGGAAATGATTTCGAGATGCCGCGACGCGGCGGCAAGCATCGTTTCCTCGCCACCGGCTTCCGCCCAATCGCGACTGTATGCGGGCGGCTTCTCCGCATCCGATCCATAGACATCTCGCCAGACGCCGCGCACGAGGCCGAGGCAATCCGTTCCGATGCCGCGACGACTTGCCTGATGATGATAGGGCGTGCCGATCCACAGGCGCGCCACTTCGACGATAATCGCACGTGTCGGTCGTGAGGACATGAGCTAGCTCCGGCGGCCCACTTGCGTCAGGAATTTGTTGCCCGGCATCGACGCAAAGCCGCGAAAGTTGATGACATTCGCAAAGCGCGTCTTGCAGGTCTCGACGCGCTTGTCGCATCCGGCGGTGACAACGAAGATATCGCCCACGGCGGGAACGCCTTCGGCATCGGTCCACAGCTCGATCGCATCGGAGCTTGCAAGCTTTGCATGCGATTTGACTTCGATCTTGAGTCCTTCCGACGCGCCCGATGCGAACGTGAAAAGCCCGCGCGAAAAAAATCTGCCAGCGAACGCCGCGAGCCCCGACACGGTGAAGCGCCGGGCCGATGACGCCGCGATGATGCTCCCCGTTCCGCGATAAGCGGGCGCCGAGAGATCCACCTTGCAGCGCGCGTCACCGAGATCGGCGTCGCAGGTCAATTGCAGAAGCCGGCCTTTCGGCTGTTGCAGATAGTGCGCGAGACCGCGAAGTTCCGCCGCGAAGCTCGTTCCACTGCGTCGCACCTCGCCGATGCTTCCCGAGCGCATCAACACGCGCTGGCTCGTGTCGCTCCAGTTGACGCGATGGATTTCGACGCGCGCATCGTCATAGCGGCCAGCCGAAAGATCGCCGTCGGTCAATGTCGCGGACGACAGCGCGCCTGAAACTTCGAGGTTATCGACCGCGAGGCCAAGACTGTCCTTGATGTCGCTTGCGGTGAAGCCGCTGGCGGCCTCATATGTCGTGCCGTCGAAGGTCAACGTCCTGTCGTGGTCGGTGAAACCCATCACGACGCCGTCGCGGCGCGCAACACGCCAGCACCAGCAAAGCGTCGTCTGACCCGATGCGAGATGTGCGCCAAACTCGGAAGAAAGCGCTTTCATAGCCGCACCTCGACGATTGGGATGTTCGGAATGGCGCCCGACGTAAATCCTGAGAGGTTGATTTCGAGCTTGTCGCTATCGAAGCGAACCGGAACGTCGAATTCGAATCCGGCCGTCACGCTTTGCCCGGCAGACGGGATATGTCCGGCGAGAAACGTCACGACACCCGTAGCGAGATTGACCGCGTATTCGGTGCCGCTCGCGCGCTCTATTCCGGCGACCGCGATGCGTACCTTATTAGCGACTGGCTTCTTAATATCCCGTGCCCAGGGCGCGAACGCGCCGCCATACGTCTTGCGCAGCTGAAACGCAGTCTTCGCGCCGTCGCCGCTGCCTAGAACCTGATCGAGCGGCGATACGCTCGCATTGGGTGCACACGATTTCCAATCCATCGGATCACGCCAGCGAAAAGCGTGTAGCCGGCCGCGACACTCCTCGAAGAACGCGATGATCTGATGCAGATCGTCGAGCGACTTGACGCCGTAGCCGGCATTATAGCTGCGGCGGCTATCCGCCCAGCGGCTGTTGCGCTCTTCGTATCCCGAACCGAGCACGACGACATCGGTGCGCCGCTCCGGACCGCCTTGCGCATTGCGCGAGATCGCCGTCGGAAATCTGACGTCATGAAAGGACATGAGATCACTTCGCTCTAGAGGTTGCGCTGCCCATTCGCAGCGGCGCGCGCGATCATCGCGGCGATCTGCGTTTGCGAGCGGTTGAAGCTCGCCGCGTCCGGCGTCGAGATATTGATCGTGATGTTCTGGCCGCCGCCGCCCGCCGCCGCAACGCCGAGCCGTCCATCGGAACCGCGCGTCAGCGGCATGATCGCTTCCGGACCTTTTTCGCCCGCGAGGCCCGACGCGCCGCCAGCAAGAGGAAACGAGATCGGGCTCGCGATGACGCCGCCGCTTGCGAACGGAACGGGAGTGCCGTTTTGAATGACGCCGCCTTTCGCAAACGGCATCGCCCCGCTGATGACACCCTGAAACATCGACGCCAGACCCGTCGTCAGCGGCTGCAGCGCCGCCTTCAACGCGAGATTGGATATACTGAGCGCAAGCGACTTGAACACGTCGCCGACGCTCTTGCCCTTGATGGCAAGATCACCGAACGCCGACGCAAGCCGGTTTGAAAACTGCTGTCCTAGACGGCTCGTCGTCGCCAGGCTCGTCTCGAGTTCACTCGTATCGGCCGTGATTTTGACGTTCCACGTCTCGAGCTGTTGCTCGTCAGTCAATGGCATCGTTTCATGTCTCGCAATCTGGATATTGCCGCATCAATGTGTCGAGCTGCATGCGCGTCGGCACCAGTCCATCGCTTGCCGTTCCGAATTTGCCACGCAGCATGGCCTGCAGCTCGCGTGGCGTCATGGACCAGAAGACGGCTGGCGTAAGCGCCAGAACGCCAAGTCCAATTTCCATCACGAGATCCCAGCGAAAGGGTCGCGCGCTTCCCCGTTCGCCTCCTCTGCCCTGCTCTCATCTGCAGCGCCTCCGCCGCCGAACGTCGCCGTCAGCAGACGCGCGACGATATCGACGTAACCCGCCGCGCCATCATCGCACTGCATCGTCGCGACATCGCTGTCGCTTGTGGCGTGACCCGCTCCTCGCATGCCTGCCGCAATGACGCGCAAGCAATCGCGCGCCGAGAGACGGCCTTTCTCGAAGCGCGCCGCCAGCGCCAGCATGTCGGTGTCGCCGAAAGCGTCTTCGAGCTCCGCAAGCGCACCGAGCGTCAACACGAGCTTAAATGTCGTGCCGTCGAGCTGCGCCTCGATTTCACCGCGATGTTTATTGGCCATATGGATATCCGAGTTTCCCTTCCGCTTGCGGGGAGGCCGAGGCATCCTCGGTCTTCACCCCGCCCCCTCCCCGTCAATGGGACGGGAGAAGCAGGCGAGCGGCTTGCGACAAAGACAGCATTACGCCGCCACGAACGTCAGCTCGCCCGCGCTTTCGAGCGAGATGTCGAACGTCACTTCCGCATCGTGACGTCCGCTGAATTCCAGCGCCGTGATCTGGAACGCTCCCTGGATCGTTCCGAAATCCGGCACGATGATTTGCCAGTCGCGGATCGTGCCATTGAAGGCGTAGTCGCGGATGGTCGCGTCCGACGCGCCATCCTTGAACACGCCCGAGCCGGTGACCCGCGCCGACTTCACACCCGCGCCCGTCAGAAGCTCGCGCCACTGCCCCGCGCTTTCGGTGTTGGTGATCTCGACCGTCTCCGCGCTGATCGAAAGATTGCGTGCGCGAAGCCCGGCGACCGTCACGTAAACGCCCGCGCCGGTCGTATCGACCTTCAGAAGAAGGTCCTTGCCTTTTTGTGCTGCCATGTCTGAGAACTCTTTTTGTTTTACGCCCGGCAACTCGCGTTCCGCGAGCCGGCCGCCGGGCACCGCCTTGGTGGTCGAACTTCCGTCATCATCAAACGCGTGAGCGCAGCGAGTGCGTTCGGGGATCCAGCGCAAAGCCGCCGTGGGCTCAATATTGCGTCTTCGACGCGTCTTGTGCTGGATCCCCGGTCTTCGCTTTCGCTCGAGCGAGGATGACGACATTGGTCGTCCTACGCTGCCTCAACTTCCGTCACGGCGCGAAAGCGCGCGATGCCGTGAAAGGTTTCGCCGTCGCTGTCGCGGCGAGCTTCCGAAAATTCATGCCGCAGATTGATCAGCCGGTGTCCTGCGAGCGTCAGGTCCTGATCGTGCAGCGCCGCGCGCGCCGCCGCGATCACTATTTCCGTTTCCCGCCTGCCGCGCGCCCGCGACCAGACATGCAGCGTCACCAAATGCTCGTAACCTTCATCGCTCCCGGTCGACCAGTCGCGTTCCGTCGATTGCCCGAAGGTCACGAACGGAAACTCGGTGCGCGCCGGCGCATCGTCGTAGATGCGCGGACCGCCGAGCGCGGCAAGCGTCGACGCATCGCCCGAAAGTTTCTCGAAAATCGCCTTCTGAAGCGCAAAGCCCGCACTCGACATCACTTGCCCCGCGTTGGCTGATAGAGGTTTGCATCTGGGCTCTGCTTCTGCGGCGGCCGCTCTGCGGCGATATCCGCCTCACGCTTGGCGATCGCCTCGCCGACGAGAGCCAGCGCACGCATGCGCGCGGCTGACGTGCCAATTCCGCCGATACTCATGCTCACTTTCATAGATCACGCTCCTCCACTGGGCACTTCAACCAGGCTCCGCGATCCTCGATGTCGATCGCACCGAGAATGTCGAAGATGCGAACTCCGAACCGGATGCGCATCTC